TCTAACTTGAAGCCGAACAATTCCATGTTTTAAACCTCTCTATTGTTAACTAACCTCAAATCAGGATGTCGTACCAACCAAATTGTAATACTGATAAGATAGCGATACGCTGAATTCAGAAATTTGATTCTTACTCTCAAAGGCGAGTTCTACTGTTCCAATTTCCTTTGGGTAGCAACCAATGAACTTGTATGTGCAGATGGGATTTCCTTCACGGGTGAGTGGCTGAACTGCCCAATCCATGTAGTACGAATTGAAATTGTTCGGACCAACATTTCCCTGATAGGAGTTTATGAGGTTCGACCAAGATTCAAATGCCTTGCGTAGATTGTAGGTGCCATCGTTGTATACCTTCAATGACCAATCTGCAAATGTACGGTCAGCCGCAAACTTCATGGTTCTTCCCATAAAGTTAGCAGTACCTTCAGAAAGGCTAGAAGCAGGAATCTGCGCGCCCTTACAGAGGAAGGTAATCTGACTATTTGCATTTCCATTATTCACCAAACCACCAACTGCGCTTACCGCACCCGCAGCAGCCGCACCAAAGATCGCTCCTGCGACTCCTGCTGCTGCATTGATGGCACGGGTTCCGCCGCTTGGGAATGAACCTGTTACCAGGTAGAGGTTGTCTCTCGCACCACCATTAATAAGGTTCGCTCTGAAAGCGTCTATGCTGAATTGGCTGTATGCCATTTAAGGTCTCCTTTTCCTTATTTAGGGGGGATTAGCCGCCTACTTCGGTGAACGAAACGCCAGTCTTAGTGGCGATGAAATTGAGTTGAATGAAGTTGATGCTACGAGCAGGCTTGATAAAGATGTCGGCTACGAAGCGGTTACCATCGATGACTTCAGATGTATTGTTGGACTCATCGCACTTCACAAGGAAGTCGGTGATACCACGGCGGCTCTGAACATCACGGAGGAATGGCTCAACCATCGAACGGAATTGTGACCGTGTGAACGAATCGTTGAACTCGAACAGGCTATACTTCGCAGCAGTTGCGATTGCCTTCTCAAGAACGATGAACAGACGGCGCACATTGATACGATCAAAGGCAGAGGGCTTGGTCTGTGCGGTCTTATCGCCATAGAGCAAGGTTCCTTGTCCTGCCATTGTGATGACAGGATTGATGCTATTTTGATAAAGGCTGTCGCGGTGTGTCTGACCTGGGTTGTAGGCTAGACGAATTGTATTGCGAATGATACCACGGTTGAAACCTGCGGGCGACCACCAAGGATCATTGCTCAAGTCTGTGCGGACACAGAGACCTGCAATGTCACCGTTGAGTGGGATATAACGGTAAACATCATTGTAAGAATCGTACTGATACTTGTAGCCCGTATCTATTACGGTGTAGGACGAGTTACCTACAGCGTTACGGAAAGTAAGAGCGGTAGACAATTTATCTGCTTCTGCCGCCGCCGCATTGCTGTTTACTGGCGATACAAAGGCAACACAGTCTTTACGGGTGTTTGCAATTGCAACTAGGCTTCCAACATTGTTTACAGTCAGCGGTCCACCAACAAGTAGTGATACATCGGACTGATCGGGATCTGCAAACTTATCAAAACCCAAGCCGGTTGCAAATAGACGAGTTGCAGATGGATCGAATTCGCCTGTTCCTCCTTGTAATTGCAGACGGAAGATGCCCGATGCGGTGAGTCCAGAAACTCCTCCTGGACTACGAGAAGGTGCAGATGTAGGATATCCAGTTCCATACCGAGCATTTGACACTACACTAGGATTATACGACCAAGTACCTACTCCAGCAAAGGTTTGACCATTGTTGAATGCAGTCAATCCAGTACCAGTTACGCCACCCGCAACAAAGGGTGCGCTGCTGAATGAAGTAACAGTACCTGCTGCTCCAAGATACTTAGAAGTCTGATTGATTTTTGTCTTGAAATAATTGCTTGTGCCATCGGGCAATACTGCAAGAGAATCTACTGAAAGACCTTGGAATCTTTCAAGAACGGTGTTTGGAGTTCCTGTAAATTGACCAAGGCTATCGATAACAATCATATGGAATTCGTCATTAGCATTGGGCAATCCAAGAACGCTTGAGGCATAATATGAAGTATTTGGAGCAGAATCAAATTGCGATCCATATGTCCATGTATTGAATGCAGTAACACCGGCATCAGCACCGCAAATTTCTACGGCTAGACTGTTACCGAGATTTCCTGGATACTTGGCATAGAACATACCGCTTGATGTGCTTACCTGGGTTGTATCGGAATCGCTATTGGGAACATATCCCTGTCCCGCAGTCTGACCTGCATTTGAAGCAGACAAACCAACACCCGATCCAAGACCCGCAGTTACGCGGACAACTTGAAGGTTATTGCCATAACCAAGGAAGTTGGCGGCAGAGAACCAATACGCAGCGTTGGAGTCATTTGGAGTTCCAAACAGGGCAGCCAGATTGGCGACATCGGTGACGATTACGCGCTGATCGGCTGGACCCCATTGGAAGTAGCCCGCAAAGCCAGCGTTGGTTGTGGCTACAGCGGGGATGATTGTGGTTAGATCTCTCTCTGTGATCGTTACACCAGGACTGATTTGGAATCCCATATGGGCGGTCTCCTGTGATTATTCAAAAGTGCGAACGGAGGTATTTAGCATTTCTACCAGTTACCTCCCTCATATGCATGGTCATCCCCCCAAGGGTTGTTTTGTCGCATTCTTGCTTGTTTTGGCGTTTCCTCGCGCCCCAATTCCACTTCATCTTGACTTCGTTGATCATCCACCCCTAATTCCAAAAACCCAAAGGGAACAAGGTCTTCCTCTAATTTCTTGAGTTTATCTTCAAACAATTTTTGCCGAATATCTGTGTTTACCAAATCTTTAAAATATGGCTGTGTTGTTAGCCATCCAAACATAACAAGAGTAGCAATTAGATCATCGTTATAGCCCGGACTTGCCTCATATGCAGAACCTTTGGCAACATAGGTTGAAAGTTCTGCGATGGTATCAAAGTCATTCAGGAAGATCTTGTCGTTCTCAATCATCTCCTTGAGAACAAGACATCCTGTCTTTTTGATTTGATTGGACATCTTGATACCGTATTGGCTTCTTCCTGTGCCGAATCCTTCTCCTGCCTTCTGACCTTTTTTGCCTTTAACTGTAATACTGATGATGTTCTCGTATTCAAGTTCCTCTCGTAGAATGTCTGAAACTTGTTGACCCGTATCATTTAACTCAATAAGAGCATATGCTTCGTTATACCGATTGCCAATTACTTCAAGTAAATTGGGGAAAATCATAACAGGCATGGTATTGTTTCTGAACTTGGCTACTACCTTGTAGGGCATTTGAGTAGCATCTACTATTGTTGCGGCGTGATAATCTTGTCCCTGTCCACGGGCTGTATCTACACACATGGCATAGATGTGATTTTTGATTGGAGCCTCATATACCATTAACCCTTCATCATTTTGATATATTGGAGGCTCATATGCAAGAGATGAAATCTTGGTAGGTTTGATGAGCGTATCTTCAGAACCAAGGAATTCGCATTCAAATTCTTGATACCAAAGGCGTTCATTTGCAAGACTTGCTTTTGTAATCTCTCTCCACTTTGCGTCACGACCAGGAACATCACTCCACTTGGCTTCAATAGGAATGTATTGGTTTCGCTTATTCTCGGCATCCTTCCACAACTTATAGAACATATTCATGCCGCGAGGTGTAGATACGATGACTACCTTGGAAGTCTTACCTGATGAAATGGTAGGATAAACAGACGAGAAGAATTCCTGTGCTACATTTTCAGGGACATGGGCGAACTCGTCCAACAGCAGGAAGTTGAAACTATCACCACGGACGGCGGATGCGCTTGTTGCAGATGCCACTACCTTGGAACCATTCTCTAAAGTGAAACTCAACTTGTTCCATTCAATGACACCCTGCTGCAACCACTTGGGTAGATTCTCATAAGCAAACTTCAGACGGCTTAACAATTCACTTGCAGTCTTTAGTTTATTTGCAAGGATTGCTACCTTATAATTGGGCGTGAACAGAATGCTATAAAGGATATAGCCCAACATGACGGTGGACTTACCACTCTGACGAGGGATCTTTGAAATGACAAAACGATTTGTATGGATCGCCCGAACAATCTTCTTCTGAAATCCATACATCTTAAAGACCATTGGTCCTTGATCGAGGGTCACGATCTTCATGTAATTTTCAAGGAAGTAAATGGGATCCTTGGAACATTTGACATATTCTGCCAACTCTTCCTTGGTGTAATCTACTTGGACATTCGGTCCCTTGAGAAGGGGATTGCCAAGGTAACTATCGCCTTGCTTACTTGGCATCCGTATCTTCCTTGCCCATATCTTCAATCATTTTGGTATTGGCACTACGAAGCATCTTCTGTAAGTCTGCGGTGTTGCCCACAAAGATACTGTTGTTGGTGACTGTAGTAGTCTTGCCAGGTTCCTGCTTCTTAATGTCCTTGATTTGCTTATGTAAATGGATCAACTTATTGTTTGCTTCCAAAGAAGAAGCAATCAATTGTGCCACCACTTCATATGCGCGAGGATTTTGACTTTCGGTCGCTATCTCAAGAAGAGTCTCTAATGCTTCTTCAGACTTTTCAATGATGCGCTTCAGGTTATCCCGAACTTCCGTATAGTCCCGATCTGCTTCTGTCCTGTCAGTCTTTATTGACTTGACTTCCCTGCGAACAACTTCTTGTTTTGGTTCTGGTTCTGATTTTGGCAAATTTAAAGCATTAGATAGATTATCATCAACATCGCCCATACTGATTCCTTTAGAAAGGTGTTATTGTTACGGTTGCTTGACCTGTTCTTCCAGTAGTAAATCCTGTTGCACCTGATAGTGATTGTGCCATTACATTGATATTGCTTCCCGATGCTCCATATCCCGAAGTAACACCACCACCAGGAACTGCAAGATTTGCTTCCACCTTGCGAATGATGTTGACATCTTTGATTGGACCGTACATATAGATCTTTGCCACAAATGTCAATGTCATAATGGTAACTTTGCGAGTCCCATAGTCGCCCTGACTACCATCATCTCCTTCAGACAATACTGCATTCTTGAAGACAACCGGAACACTAACCGCAGGATCCGTATCGTTCATGTTGACAGTAAGTGAATATTCAGGCTGAAAATATGGGATTATCTGCTCAAATATTTGAAGAGCATCATCTGTATTTTTTGCCAAGATACTCAACGATAAATCAAGATTATATGGAACTCTCTCGTATCTGCGCTTGGCTTGAGTTGCGCTGAAATATGAAACGGTGGAGTTCATAGTAGACAACTTACGAGAAGCATCATAAGTGATGTTTTGCATCTCAAATGACAAACGAGGAAGATAGTTTTCCAACTTTACTTTGGCTTGATCAAAGTCAGTACCAATACGCTCCAAGCGGCGAACAAATTTCTGCCGAGGACCATATGCAATTGGCACTTTGATTCTTTCTACTTCCGTACCGTTACCATCACTATTTCCACCCGCAGTATCATAACGAGCAATGTGAATATTGTTGAATAGATTGGCGAATGCCACTATTGTTTTTCTCACCGTACCATGATAGAAATACTCAAACATGGTTACGGTTCTCCAAAGGGATGGGTTTCGTCAAAATTCATAAAGACATCTGCTTCGGTTTGAATTATCTCATTTGAATGATCTATGAGAGTTCCAAATGTTTCGCTACTTCCAGATGCAGATATTGGATAGTATGCGGATTTGTCTGACTTTGTTACATAGCCTCCCGTGAGACTCCAGCCGCCAACCGTATCCACAAGAACAATGCTTGTCGGTTGCTGCGGGTTCCAAGCATACACGGTTGCTTTTGTAGTCGCCGCCGAAAACTCTCCCGCAGTCGCCCCACCCGAAGGCTGATATACGAAGTCGCCTGCTGTAAAAGTTCCTGTTGCACCTGATACTCCTAGTGAGAGTTGAAGTTTGAAGGCAACTTCCTCTACCGCATCTATATCGGCTATACCTGTAGCCATCTTTTCCTCGCTGTATTGGAAAAGTTCGCAAGTCATTTGGTAAGAGACTAGTTTGCCTAATTGATAAAAGGGATTCTCGTGTTCGACAAACTTAATTTCAAATAGACCCTTGTTCAACGGAAGAAATAACAAATCACCTTCCATAGGTCTAGCCATTCCTGTTTCTCGCTTGAATCGCTTACGAGATACGGTGAATTTAACGCTATCCCTAACCTCAAACCCGAACTTAGTAAATTGGTCACCACCTTCAAAGGCAGTTGTGGTGTCCATATACATTTCTATCATCTTGAATGTACTAAACCGCGAGTACGGTGCCTCACCAAAGAAATCATCCTTTACGACTATAGTTCTTGGAATGTAGAACATCTCCATGCCATGAATCTTGATGGCTTCAATAGTCAGATCCTCAATGAGGTTCTGCTCTGGCTGATTTTTGAACTTGTTGAAATATGGATTGAGTGCCATTTTAGCCCATCATAAAGTCTACTGGTAGTTCGTACTTGGTTATGATTTCCTTTTCAATTTCATCTATTTCTTTTTCTGCCTCGTTGGTAATGTCAACACCACGAAGAGTGACATCGCCAGGAAGTTTGATGCCGCTGTATTTGCTCATGTTCGTACCCCATTGACGCTTGATAAGCGCGGTGAGATATTTCTTCAGCATTCTGTCTTCGTAGATTTCCGTATGAATACGAGGATCAAGGATACGATAGCAGTCAATGATGAGATATGCACCTGGTCTGACGATGCGCCAATCCATATAGATCTCAAGTTTGTTGGTCACACGGCTGAAGTTGACCTTCTTCTCGGGCGACAAGAACTGACGCAAAAGTGAAAGGTACTGTTGCGTCATGTCGTATTGAACCATGTCGATAGTGCCGAAGGTATACAGATCATTCAAGGCGTACTGATAGCGGACATCGAACATATCAATTGTCTGTTGAGAAATATGAAAAATTCCAGTTACGCTTGTAATCAAATTGTCAATAGGGACTACGCCGCCGGTAAGATGTTCAACTGTACCTCCAGTCAATCCTGCTTCGGTTATGGTCTGATAGCGATCATCATAACTCAAACTATTTGAGTTGTCGCTTTCTAACAAAAGATACTTACGGTCAATATCGGCTTGAGTAAGTCGGTATTTTAAATATACGCGCTCTACTCCATCAAAATGGTATTCTGACATATACCGCATGGCATCGTCTACACGATCATTGACTTGATCGTCATCCACATTGATTTCCACTACAGGCGCACCGAGTTGGCGCAAGCAGTAATCTACGAGTTTTTGTCGTGTGTCAATAGCCATCAGATTCCTCCGATACTATTTAGACTTTTTCTAACGATGCTTTAAGTTTTAACAATCCACTTAAGAGGTAGTTCTGTCCGTATGGGGAGGAAAAAGTCATTTGTATCCGCAGGAATCAACTCTTGAAGTGCATTTGGAGCCGTTTGCAATAGAGAGAATGGTTTGCTAGAAGAAACCGTGAGTAACCCTTGTCCGCACGCCATGACTGTAAC